GCGGCTGTTGGCTTTGGTGCTATGCAAGTTAAGGCAATTAAAGCTAGAAAATTTAATAGCGGCGGTGGCGTATCATCTGGGGGCGCACCATCAGCACCAACAGCATCAGCGCCATCAGCACCACCAGAACCAGAACTAGCCGCGCCTGATGTTGACTTTCAAGAGGCCGCCACACCATTCAGGCAAGAAGTCATAGTCACAGCATCAGACCCTTTCACGCCTTCAGTGATTAGGGATTTTATCGAAAAACTAAGAGAAGAAGATATCGCGGTCAATTATGATGTCAACTTTGTAGGTGGATAATGACTTCATATATATTACATGATGACCAATATGCAAAAGGCAATTTTGATCTTGAAGTCACTGTTTCTGCTGGGACATTCCCAATTGCAACAGCTTTGAATGTGACCGATCCCAGAGAATACAATTCAACATATATTCAAGCGCCTTCTTTTATCGGAAACGCGCCAGCACAAAGATCGATGACCATGTTTTGGCAAGCAAAAAAAAATACAGATGTTGATTATATTGCATTCAATAAGCACAGTCTTGATCTTGTGGAAAGTGGGTACAAATTAATAAGTTATATCAGCTTCTATAAACAAAGCACTTCGGGCTTTTTGACACAACTGGCACCTATAATTAACGGCTCGACGATTACAAACAGAGACAACATTGTCATCAAGTTTGATTCTGTCACTTTGAATGCAGGTGACAAAATAAGAGTGTTGTTTTCTTTAAACAAATTCCAAAGCGGGACTGGTGTAAATTGGCGTTATGGATCAACAGATTTGAGGCTTTCATATGTTCAGATCGGCAAGTCAACAGAATTGCGTGAACTGCAAACGCCATTGAATATACCTTATGGCGTATCATATGAAGCAAAGCATCATCGGTCTGATACTGGTCTAGTAATTAGCACAAGTTCAAAGGTACTGCCAAGCAAGATTGATTTCAAACTGAAGAATCAAACAAAAAATTTCATTGAGACAAATTTTCAAAATATGGCCAATGATATGTCAAAGAATCCTTTTTTCATCTTTGATGATTCAGGCAACTTGCCATTGATTCCTTTCTGTTGGCTTACTGAAAAAATCAAAAGCCCGAAGATAAATACAAACCATTTGTATGATGTAAACATCAAAGCACAGGCGAAAGTTTATGTCTACTAGATTCTTTTTTAACAGCCTGACCCTTGATAATATCAACAATATTTCAGGAACAAATTATTATGATTCCGGGTCTGGGATAACACAAGGCACAGCTATACAAAACCAACAAATCAGGTCTTTGGTGAACTGGGCGCTTGGTGATATATACCAAACTTTTGATAGCTCTGGAAGCTCATTAACAAGTGGCAACCAATACCCAGAATTTTTATTTGAATTCAAAGTTGCCAAGGCGGTTACATGGGTTGCTTTTGGCAATCACAACATTGCAACCCAATCAGATGGGTGGACACTTTCAGCAAGCGCAGACAATGTGACATTCACAGAAATCAGTAATTCAACAAGCACAAACTTTAATAGCGATGCTGATAGGGTTTTATTTGCTTCATCTGGATCATTTAAATACTGGAAAATAAGATTCAATAACGTGCAAACAAATTTTAAAATTGGCTTATTTAGCTTTTGCGATGTCGTATACCCAACAGAGGTGTCAGCTTCATTCACTTACATTGTTGGCGATATGTTGGAAGGCAAAACAAAAGCAGGCTATGGCAAGAACTATCACCTTTCAAAATTTGACCAATCATTTGATAATTTCACCATAAATTTGAAAAACTTAACCAAGTCATATATTGACAACAACGCACCAAGAATACTTGAAGGGGTGAAATCACCTTTCATTTTTTATTATAGGTATTCAACATCAGGTGAGAATTTGGCCGCTTTCTGTTTACCAATAGGCCAACAGAAAGGCGTTGCAATTAATAATAATCACCTTTATTCCTTGCCAATCACAACAAAAGCGAGAAGCTGGTCATGACAGTTCAATCAACACTGCTTGCGGGTTCAGATGTCTTTGCCACAGTAGAAATCCAGACACGGCATTGTCAACTAACATATGGGTCATCACCTTGCACAGCAAATTTGAATGATGCTAATGCTTGCTTCAAAACTAGGAATGTTCTAAATGATTGTCAGGATGTGCCCAACTTTGATCCTGCTGTGAAGTATTATTTATTTAGTGAAAAAGACAATTCAACAGTTATTGACGGTTTTAGACCTTTACTCAAAAGCGTTTCATTTGCACCAAGCAAGCTGCCACCAAGAGGTGGATTGGCAAACGTGTCAAAAGTGAAGTTCACTTTCATTGATGAACCAGACACTGACCTTGATACTGATGACAACATTATTGACAGAACATACATTGCCCGCGAACAAGGGACGTTCTGGGGTAAGTTCAAAGCAAGAAATTCTTTTCTTCAGGGTCAACTGATTAAATATAAAGTAACATTCTTAAACTCTAATGGTCAATTGAACTCCATGACCAATACTTGGCAGATTGAATCAGTATCATGGGCAAATAAAAACGGTGAAGTCACAATTACTGCAAAAGACCCTTTGAACCTAACTGATGCCTTAAATGCTAAATGCCCGCCAGTTTCAAAAGTTAAACTTTTTAGCGCTTTATCAGTTGGAACAAATCACTTATTTCTTGATTCTGTCACTGGTATAAAAAGCCCTGATCTTTTAACCATTTTAAGAATTGGCGATGAACTTTGTGAAGTTGATGGTTCAACATACGCACCACAACCTGATGGAAGCATTAAATTAAACTTCACAACAAACGGAAGGGGTATTCTTGGCACAACACACGCAGCCCACGCAGTTGGGGCGGTAGTTCAAGAGGTTGCAAGATTTGATTCTTTGTCTGTTGATGCTGCCCTTCTAAAAATTATAAACACTTATTCTGAATTATCTTCTTATCAACTCGATTCCATAAACTGGGCTACAGAAATTGCCGCATGGCGATCATCAAACCTTTTGACAAGTTACATTTCAGAACCCACTGATATCAAAACCTTAATATCTGAAATATGTGATCAAAATCAGATTATGATGTGGTATGACTCTCAATCGTCAAGAGTTAAATTGAAAGCTGTTGCACCTGAACTTGGGACGTTAAAAAGCTATACTGATGCGAATGATATTTGGGATTTGCAGGTCAAAGAAGATGACACGCTTAGATTAAATTCTTGTTCCATGTATTTTACACCACGTTCATGGATTGGCGGAAGCAAGGCATCAGATTTTGAAAATGTCGCTGTTTCGCTCGACACCCTTTATTATGATTTGTATGGTTCACCAAAAGAAAGAAACCTTTATTCAAAATGGATAACTTCAAGCGCTGTTGCATTATCAACAACCGGGGTCTTGATTAATAGGTTTAGGGCGTCACCGTTTAGAATCACATTCAAGATGGCATATGACAATTTTTACTCAAGCAGATTAAACACAGGCGACAATTTTAGATTAACAAGCAGCCAGTTTCAAAATGGCACAGGCGCAGCCTATTCACCAGAGTTCATTTGTATTTCTACAAAGTATGACAAAGACATGATTTTGAATGTGGAAGCTGTGGCTTATTCCTACTTTGCCGGGAACAATGCAGCGATTGGCGCAACATCTTTTGATGGTCAGGATTACAGCACTTACATTGCAGCCAACCCAGAGAATGGCGGGGTGCTTGCATGGATTTCACAGGCTGATGGCACAATGGTCAATGGCGATGATGCCTATTACATAACATAACAGGTTGAACAGATGACGACATTCACAGACCTTTCAGGGGCAACCGGGGCTGACGCACCATTCACAGAGACAGTTGCAACGGCGCTTGATAGAAACTTGTTTGCAGCTTTTGAGGGCGATTCTACAGCGATTGCAGCAGGTGTAAGGTTTGCCAATGCAGCTATAGCAGACGGCGGAATATCAGGTAGGGCTTTGGCGGGAGGCTTTGCAACAACAGGTTCAACGCAGCTTTTCGATTTTCAAAAAATAAAAGGCTCAAGAACTTTCAATACAAGCTCAAGCGATCAACAAACAGAAGAAAGCTTTATTGCAAAAGCTGGCGTTTATAGAATCAAGCTTACAGCCACACCAATACAACAAATTTCTAGCTCGTCGTTTAAATGCAGACTATTAATCAATGGTTCAGTAGTAGGTGAAACAGCAGCGACAAGCGGAACAACTACACAGGTGAATGATGCGGTTTATACAATAGCGGCAAACAGTAAAGTTTCAATTGAAAGCTTTAGGGTGGCTGGTTCATCAGCTTCAGTTGTGAACCATTCTTGTATGATGCAAATCTACACAAATGAAATCTTTTCAGAGCCTAACCGCTCGATGTCTTGGGGCTATAATTACAACACAAGCGCACGATATCCAATAACCTTCAGGACTACATAAAAATGGCAACATTTACTGATTTGTCACAATCAACCCAAGCTGGCGATCCTGTCGTTTCTACTTTGATTTCAGGACTAGACAGAAACCAAATTGCAGCTTTTGAAGGCGACCCAACAGCAACCCTATTTCTTCAAGCAGAAAATGACGCTTTTACACCTTCGTCAATTACAACCAATAAACTTGGGCCTCATGCTGATGGTTCATCACTTGGCCCTGTTGACTCAATAGAATTATCTGGTGACTGGGGTGATTATTCTGACCTTGGCGGAAACTTTAGAGGCATAGTCAAAACTTTTACAAGGGCAGGAACCTACAGAATTATTGGTGAGCTTGGATTTTCTGCGGCTGGTGGTGGCATAACACTAGGAAGCGCAAAGATGAGATTATTTGACGCTAATGGAACTATAGCGGAAAGTGACACAGCAGACACATTAAACACTTTTGTATACATTAACCAACTTGTAACGGTAACGGCTGGTCAGACGCTCACATTAATAGGATTTGACGGCGATGATACTGGTTCAGTACAGCCCAAGTTCAAGATGAGATATAAAATATTTGCTAAAGATAGCCATGTTGAAGCGCCAAAAACGGTAGGGTTTTCATTAAATAGGCAAAGGGTTTTTGTTATTTCTGCTTCATTCCCAGCGGTAATAAATGTGAAACATATTGATTGGGACTCCACACCTTATCCGGGGAATATATCGTGACAGCATACACCAACATTCAAGCAAACACTCAAGCATCAGAGCCATTAACCACAACGGTGGTCACCGCGCTTGATCGCAACCTTTACGCATTGCTAGAGGGAGATTTAACCGCTTCAGGTTTTGCACAATTACAAGAGCCAGCAATACAAACGGCGGCCATAAACATGGCTAAAATTGCACCCGTGACAGCCCCAAGCTCGTCGGGCAATGGCATCTATACAAATGCAGCCTATTATGACGCCCTTGGATTGGTAGCAACGCGAAATTCAAATTCATTTGCCACGCACACAACAGAAACAAAAAGCATCAACAGGGCTGGGACTTACACGTTCTTTTTTAGTTCAGCTTTCAGGGATTATGGCAATAACACATACATAACAAAAACAGAATTAACTGTTGATGGGGTTGTTAGATTTACGCATACGCAGACATCAGCAACATCTGTGGGCTTCCAAGATCAAATTTCACTTGCAATGACTGGCGGCGAAACATACGAAATAAAAAACTATCATGTTTCTGGAACCGCAACGGGATTAGGTGTAAGGGTTGAAGTTGTGACCCAATGCATTGTTATGATGTCAGCTAATAGCTGTATAGACCCGATTGCATTAGATAGAGGATTAGTCAGTCAATTTGACGATTTTGGAGCGCTTAAATTAAGGCTGTGCTATATAGACACGCACCCAGACAATATAGGGACAACCGTTTCATTTGGAACAACCATTTTAAACTATTTTATTCTTGGCAGGGGATCTTCTGATACTCTGGTATTCAGTGATAATGAAGTTTTTACAAGTTAAAAGCAGTATCAAATACCACAATTTTGAAAAGTTGTTTAAAGTATGCCCTGTGGCGCATTGGGTTGATCAAGGGGTTGCTTGCCCTTTGCACCCACAGGGTTTACTTTTCTACCAAGGCAAATCTTCGTCGTCAGGAACAGCGGCGGCTGGCTTGCTTGGCTTTGCTGCCATTGATTGCCCTTCCTTTTCTTGAATACTAAAAGACAAAACCGGCGCTTTAGGGTTAGCATCAGGCTTTCGCTTCCAAGCTGACAACCAGAATTCCACACCATTCACATTGATTGAACCTTTTAAGTCAGGGTGGCGCTCGCTGTCTTTTTTATCATTGACCCAAACTTGGCCGCGATTTGTATCATCGTAATCTGTCATTCATTTTTTCCTTTTTGGTTGGTTTAAATTTATGTCTTGCTATCTTCTAAGCTGGCCCAAACGATCTGGGAATTATCCATCATTTTCTTTCTAAACTGATAGAAATTATCAAATTCAAATTCTATGGCGTAAATGGTCATATTGTTTAATAATGCTTCTTGTAGAATATCCTCCCAATGCAAACGATGATAATTTGATTTATCTATTTTTAGCGAACTATCATCAGTCTTTTTCATTTATGCCGACGACCTTCATGATTTAATCTAAAAGTTAATCCTAAATAAATGCTTTTATAGAAATATAAAACATCATCTTTTATTTCCCACAGAGCAATTAATAAGACCCAAATAGGTGAGATTATTAAAACTATCAACGACAAAAAGAACCATTTTATTTTAAAATACATCTTAATACTAAAACGTAAATCATTCATTTTTTTATCAATCCATTCTTAACAAGGTCTTTAGCAAACTCATTAAGAAAGTCGATGATGTCAACATCAAGATCATAATGCTCAGTACTAAACGCTTGGCGTATGAACGCATGGATTTTGCCTGATTCTATCAGATACTTTTCTAACAGTGCTTCAAAATTAGCCTCAGCAATTGATAAGTCTCTAAACGGGGCAGGGTTAGAAAGATAATTTGTTACTAACGATCTAGCTGCCCACCAATCTTTATTTGGATCACCTGATTTCTCATTTGCAATGCTCATACTTTACGCCTCTGTGGTCTCATAGTTTATACTTGGTTGAATGAGCGGTGCCTTATTACAGAGGTCGGCACCATAACCTCGCTGGTTTTCTTCCAGCTCCGCAGAAGAAAGGTTGTTTTTATCCTTCATCATTCCGCTTGGTTTCTTCGTCATTAGATTTTATTTCTGGAACATCTATGATTTTTATGATTCTAATTGTATTCCAAAGAAAGCCCGCTATATATAAAAACATAAGATTAAAAGCGGCTAAGTAATAAAGCTGATATAACAATAAAGAATAACCAGCAAAAGACAGCGGCATTGATAACTTTTGGCATGATTTTAAATATGAAGCGACAAGGAAAGCCACGGCTAGCCAGCCAACGGCGGTAATGCTCATTGTAGGCCGTTCTTGATAAGATGGCGCTCGCGGGTAGTAAAACACCCGCCTTTAGATGGCGCAAGCCACAGCGCTTGCTGGTCGCTCTCACTAAGCTCTGATAGACACTCTTTCGCCATCTCAATGCCTTCGTGTGTTTCTTGTGCAAGATAATCTTTGATTGCGGCAACGCTTTTTTTGTTAGCGTTCAAAGCGTCATTATGAAGCTGTTGCCTCTCTGTCGTTCTTGCTTGCACCTTCGTCTGGTCAACTTTCATAGTCGCTGCTTCACCATCGTCATCAGCTTGCGGGATCAGCAAAATAGATGCAATTCCATACCTACGCGAATAAGCAAGTGCAGAACCAACCGATTGGCTATCAAACTTAGTCAGGGGCAAAAAGAATTCGCCTTCGATCCATTCACCTGAACTGTGAATGATCCGAGTTGATACGCCAACAGACTTTTCAATCAGGTTGGTGATTGGCATCTGAATCATTGACAAACCATTAGCTGCAAGCGGTTCTTTGATTGCTCTTATGACATCACCCAGATCAGCATATGATGAATTGAAAAAGGGATTGGTGCTTGATCGTACAGCGCCACCAATTTGGCTTTGTGCGATTGACAATGCAGGCGCTAGTTTACTTATTGATTCGGATTGATTCATTGTTCTTTTTCTCCTTCATGGGGTTTTGATATGTGGTTTTTTTCAGTGTATGCAGCAAAAGAAAGCGCTTGGTTTAAAGTCATCCCGGCCTTGATATCTTGGTTTATCTTGTTTATCTGAGTGTAAACCTTAACAGGACTGATTGAAACAATATTATCTGATAGCCTGTCTTTTTCTATCTGATCAATCAAAACGTCAACTTCTCTTTCATTAATATTCATTAAAAAATTCTTTCTTCTGTCGGTGATATCTTGTCGAAGTGGCAAAGATATCAGGGTATTTATTCTCCATAAACTCCCACAACGGTTGCTTCTCATATTTTCTGCAAAGATAATCAAGAGAAACTTCGGTTAAATCATATGCACCATTTGAAACTTCATTTTTTACAAGAATACCGCGCCATTCTGTGTTCCCTTGTGCGCCGATGTAATCTTCTGAATGCAAATACCCGGCACCACACACCAAACCACGCAAGCGCTGCCCATTGTTTAAGAAGCGCTGCCCTGTAATGTATGTCTGTTGATGTCCCATTGAAAAACTAAATCCAACTGTTTTTAATCTGGTATCAATTGAGGTGCCGCCATAAGGCTTGCCTGACATTGGATTTGAAAAGTAATGGCTGTAATGTACACCGTCAATTTCTATTACATCAAGAAACGGGATAACTTGCCAACCTTCAACCTTATAATTTAAGTGATCTGTTGACAGGACACCTGATAAAGTAGCGTCATTTTGCACAGCTCTATTGATCCTATGTTCATGATTACCAAGGGTCATAACCATCAACGGCTTCCACTGTTTAACTTTTCGCTTGAGCCTTTTTTTATTGTGCTTTCTAATTGGTGCCATCAATATCTTCATTGCAGCATTGGCGGCGCTTATGTCTTTTAAATACCTTCTACCTTCAAAGGATTTCTTGCCCTTGTCATAAGAAGAAAGCGATTCCATGTCAGCAAAGTCACCAATGCAGACGATAACATCAGGTTGAGACGACACAATATAACGCCCTATCCAATCAAGGTGGTCAGTTGGCGTGTCTGGGGTCACTTGCATATCTGGAATAAATAAATGTCTTTTGCCTTTTTTCATGCTTGACCAATCCTTTTCAAGTGAAAATTGATTTGCTGTTTCCAATCTGCTGTCATGTCGAACAAGTCTTGTTTGCTATGTTTAACGACTTGATTGCGCTCGATCATAAGGTCAACTTGTTCCCTGCCATACATATCAACCATATATAAAGTATATGCGGCTTCAGCGTTCCCATATTTCATGCGAAAACCATTGCAACCAGCGCATTGAGGGTGAACATTTTCTTCAATTAATGCCCATTCATTAGTCCCACCTTTACCTTTTGCGATAAAGTGGCCTCCTTGCATCCCCACATTCCATTGACTGACATGGCCACAAGTGACACAGGCGCAAAACCCTTGGTCATCAGCAGCTTTAAGCCTGACAAGCTTTTGAAGCGCATTGAGGGCATTTGTTCTTGGTGTTGTCTTTGCCATTACAAATCATCCCTTGTCGGAAATTCTGTTATTGTGAAGTTCATCCGAGCAAGAAAGAAAGCTTGTAGTGCTGAATAGATTTTATCAACTTCTGTGGTGGTCAGTTCTGAGGTGCTGTTTTTCTGAACTAATGCCCTTTGCATTATTCGCCATAGATTCTTGGTAGAGTCCCGATCCCAAGCGGCGTGTGATCCATCCTTGAGATTATCGAAAACAAGTTTTTGGGTATGACCTTCAGCATTCAATTCAATTGCTAACCAATCAAAAAATAAATGCAAAGCGGCGTTTTGTGGGTTGGTTCTGGTTTTCTTTACTTGATAAAAAGGCTGAATGGTTATTAAATAGCCGCCATCGGGGTATGGCGAAAGGTCTGGTTCGTTTATAATCTTTCCCATTTCAGATGGCGATTTAACTTGTATTTTCTTTTTGCTTTTAATCATATCTATTCCCTAAGCTGAAAATTGAAGCTGCCATTCATCTTCAATAATAGCTCTGATTTGCTCTCTGACTATTCTACCAATCATTGAGTCATCATCATTCCGCAAAGCCTCAACCATTTGGTCGAAAACTTGAGGTTCGTTTTCTATGCTATATGCAACACCATCACCAACGGCATCGGCCAGAGTTACTGGGTCAATGATAAAATCGAGATAAGTCATATTGTGTCCTTTTTATGATTAACAATAGTCGGGTTTCTTTTCATGTAATCATTAAACCAAGATCCAGATTCTTGGTTCACTGTTAAATACTCTGAAGCGGTTAAACCTTTGCGAATTAATCTTCTTCTATCAATGCGGCAAAGTTGCATTTGCCCAAGGTGGTTAATGATTGTTTTTTTTCTCATTAAAACGGCGCTCCAAAGAATATACGATCATAAATTTCTTGATCTGGTTGTAAATAAGGTTCTGTTAAAGTTTCGGGTGTTTGCTTTATGCCATCAACAAAATCTTCAAAGGCAATGCAAGCAAGGCCAGTAGCGCAAATTTTGATTTTTGGACAATTGATAATTTCACAAGGGGACTTTGTGTTCCCTGCGATTTCAATCAATCTTTCGGGGGTCACAATGGCTGACACTACAGGGCCGCCTTTTTTATTTTCTTAATTAATTGTTTCATTCTTTCATTGCGTAGAAGTAAATCAAGCGCTTTTCTTGCGCCTCTGACTTCAACAGCAGAAAGATTATGAACAGGGATACCTTGAAGTATCATTTCTTCAACCAAAGCCATACGCCTTGAATATAACTCATTTGATGCGATCTTCCAGTATTCCTCATCAAGCTTGCTGTTAATATATAAAGTATCAATAAACTCAATATCTTTGCCGTATTGCTTATGCAGTTTTTTTAAATCAATCATTTACATCTTCCGTAAGTTCTAAATAGCAGTAATCACAAAGCCAATCATATTTTTCGTGTGATTCACAAGGATTGTAATCATCATCCCTGAATTGGTTGCAGCTTTCGCACAAGTAAATTGCCATTATGAATCCTCATTTATATGGATATCAAGACCAAGCATTAAATCAAAAATTCTTGTTCTTTGCTCATACATATTGGCGCTGACAAAATCCCTATCACCTCGATTAATAAACTTGGCATTGTATAAAGAATTGACTCTCTCAAGTTCATTGCCAAGCTCATTATAAAGGTCAATCAATTGTTTGTTTGTTTTTGATTCTATTTGTTTATTAAACATTTTAAAATCTTACCTAAATTATTGGATTATAGAAAGAAGCTCTATAACAACATATCCACCCCAAACAATCAAAATTATTTGAAAAATATGCTCTCTCATTATAAACGCCCATCCATTATCGCAGTGAAAACCAGTAAAGCTGGTATAACTATTATTAAAAAACAGATTAAGTCTTCATTATCCATAAATTTCACCTTTTATAAACTTTCTAAAAATACGTTCAAACCCCATCCGTAAACGGCTAGAATAATTAATGACATTATAGCTGCCTGAATATTTTCTGCTTTTGCTGACATTCTCTTTTTCATTTGATACATCCTATTAATTGGTTATGTTTAAACAATAGACCATAAAAAAAAGAATGCCAGCCTTTGTTAATTTTACTGCTTTTTGTCTTTGGTTATTTTTCGATCTTCATCTTTGGTGCTTTTGATGGGTTCAGACTTAGTTGTTGACCAATCAATCTTATCAAAATTATCATTGAATGAAACATCATCAGCTTTCTTTCTACGCTTTGAGCCTTTACCATTTTGAGCAGTGTTAGCCATTTTCTTGTTCCTTCATCAATTCGATCATTTTCTTGGTATACCAGACAGCTTTTTGTGCGTCTTGTATAGGATTGTTTTTATTATGTAAGCGGCTACCAGTATATTTAATAATGTTACCATGACAATAATGAATAGCACCTTGCACACCAAGAACATCAACCAAATAATCAATCGTTTCAATGTTGCCAGCAGTGTAATGACTTGGGTGGTTGACAGGATCAGTTGCGCTTTTTTCAAAATGACAGGATAAATGGGATTCAATTTCTTCAAGCACTGGGGTTGGTATAGATCCTCTAATTTTTTCATTCATCTTCTTCACCGTCATTATCAACCACTGGTTTTTTCGAGCTATAATCACCGTCTATTTGCATAGACATTTTCAATGGCGGTTTTAGCCCTGTGTTTTTTGCGAAACTTTGCGCAAGCTCGAGAACTTGAGGTTCTAAACTTAAGTCAGGATCTACAACCCTTGTTTCAGATAAAAAGCCATGTGTCCAAACCCTTATTCGGTCATTGATTTCTTCATTGCCTTTTATAACTTTGATAGTGATATCTGGATATTTAGCCATTTTTTGATTCCTCTTTTGTATATATAAATATGAACTTCATTGAATAAATGTTTAATTATATATTAACTAAACGCTGACTTCTTCGTATAAGCTTGAACTATTTCTTGCTCTGGTATATCACCGATGTGGTTGGTGAACCTTTGACGGGATAGATCATCACTCAAAAACGCGGTTCCAGTGTTGCCGTGTCGGTTTTTTCTCACTATTAATTCCGTGATACCAGCCCGGCTACTGTTGGGGTTATAGACCTGATCCCTGTAAATAAATGAAACGCTATCAGCGTCTTGCTCAATACTTCCAGAATCGCGCAAATCAGCTATCAGGGGCCGCTTATCATCACGCCTTTCACAATCCCTGTTTAATTGGCAAAGCAGCACAACAGGGCAGTTGATATCCTTTGCAATGGCTTTCAAAGCTGCTGTAATGTTTCCCATTTCTTCATTCTTTGACCTTGCTGATCTATCCTTGATTAATCCAAGATAATCAATGACAACAAGATCAAGCTTTTGTTTCCTGTGGGCTGCCCTTATTTTAGATTTGATTTCATTGATGGTTTGCCCTGCCGTGTCATCGACTAATAAAGGGCTTTCTAGCTTTTTTAAATTAGAACAGAGCCGATTAAGGTCATCTAGATCTTGATCTGTTAAATTGCCATTTCTCAAGTTGGTGTGATTTATCCCCGCCTTGATTGAGGCGTATCTATCAAAAACCTCGTTCTTGGTCATTTCAAGAGACATGAAAAGGCAGCGGTTCCCCTGATGGCTGGCTTTAATTGCTATATTTAAAGCTAATGCAGTTTTTCCCATTGCAGGCCGAGCAGCTATTACAACAAGATTACCCTTGTTCAATCCTCCAAGCATTGAATCAAATGCTGTGAACCCTGTCTCAATGCCTTGTATGCCCTTGTTTTCAACGCGGCGCAAGATATCATCTATCGAATCTTGCAAAAAATCATTCATTGTCTCAACATTCTTTGAAGCCTCAACAGTGAAACCAGTGATGGCCCGTTCTGCTTGATCAGCGGCTTGCTCAATTGTCAAAGTCTCATTAAGCGCTATCTTGACTAATTGCTCTGAGACGGTCAAAAGCTTAGATTTTTTATTCTCTCGCATCAACGCTTTGCAATAATCTTTGATTAGGGCAACGCTAAATTCTGATTCGTAAACATCACGGACATCAGCAAAGCTGGCCCTTGATCCTTGTCTTACTAATTCGTCAACAATAGTCGCCAAATCGCATTGATTGCGCCGATCAACAATTACACCAATTGCTGTGAAGATATCTTTATATATTTTTGATGTGAAATCATCAGCGGTGACACCAAAGCCGCAAACTAAATGGTATTGCTGGGTCGCTGACTTTAATACGTTTAAATCAATAATCATGCCAATTCCTTATGTGATGTTTGTGTCTTGTTGTACATGATCAAGAAGCTTGTCTAGCTTGTTCTGATTGCAGATGTAATCGAAAGTCACTTTCCAGCCCCTATCATTCTTGCCAAGATAGAATTCATTCTCTCGTAGGTGGATGATCATGGCTTCCCACACAAGGCGATCATTAAGCGCCTTATCCTCATTAATCCTTGCGGATAGGCTTGCGCCCCTTTTGCCTCTTAAAACTCTGTCAACGTCAACCTTGGGCACTGGGGTAGATTCAAAGTGAAAATTCCAAGCTTTGGCAATGTCTTTGATTAATAATTTATGTTTGATCTTATTATTATTATTATTAATAGTATTATTAGGGTCTCGCCTGAGAGAGGGGTCACCTCTCGTCTGAGAGAGGGGTATACTCTCGTCTGAGAGAGGGGTATCTAGCTGGGTATTGATCCTAGCTTTGTTAGCTATAACGTATTGGCAGCGCTTGCCGCGTTCGCCTTCTGTTTTTACAATATAGGATTTAGCCATCAAGCTTGATGTGATTGTTGATATGTTTTGTAAACCTTTAATACCTGTATATTCACACAGTTGTGAGGCTGACGGCCAAGCTTTATGCCCATTTGAAGGGTTGCCAAATGCGATCAAAACGCCTAAGACCTTAATTTCTCTCAATGTCAATGATTGGTCTGACCAAATTTCTAAGGGAATCATTGAAAAACACCCTGTTGGTTTTTTATCCATTTTTAAATTCCTGTTAGGTTTTGCTGAATATAGACAAGGATTTGTGATTTAACAAGGGTTTAATTAATTTAAGTATAGTTTTTTCAGTTTCTTATATCATTGGGATGAACTGATCCGATAACGTATAATTGATGACCTAAACGATGCAGGGGTCAAAATGTCAAATATTGTCGAAATTTCACCCAAAACCCCAGAAACCTTATTAAATTCAATTTATGAATGCTGCATTGATCATGATTCTTATTTAACAGAAATTGAAATTGTCGGGGCTTTGACAATGGCTCAGGCTTATTATATCACCGCGTCAATTGAATTAACTGATGAGTAAATTTTTTAATAAAAACGAATACGCTTGCAGGTGCGGGTGCGGTTTTGCCGCGATTCACCCTGTGACATTGAGCGCAGCCGATACTATAAGATCATATATAGGCAAGCCACAGGCAATAAGTTCTGGTTGTCGATGCCCAGATCATAATAAGAAAGTAGGCGGCGCACCTGCAAGCTATCACTTACCAAGGTTTTATGAGGGCGAAATGGTTGGTTTTGCTTTAGACCTTCCAACAGATGACCCAGATGGTTTGTTCAAGTTTGTTGTGGATAACTTGCCAGAAATCAGTTGTATCAAGTATGACTCTTTCATCCACATTGATTGCCGGGATAAACTTTACAGGAAAGGGTAAATTGAAAATTAATGGGGTAATCTATTTAAAATCATCGAACGAATGGGCGGCTTTTATTATCACCCCAAGCGGTAGACGCAAACACCTTGGTTTTTTTAAAGATATCAGAGAAGCAGCCCGCGCAAGATATGTGGCGGAATTAACTATATATTCAGAGCGGCCATTTTTAGCGGCAACAAAGAACGCAATTTAGGAAAAATAATGATTAATCTGGCAATCAAAGCGGTGTCTGATCTTGGAACCCAATTTTTAAAAAACAGAACTTTAAAATCTGAGCAAAACCACGCTATTGAGCAAGCCAAAGTCGATGCACAAATCAAGATGATTAGCAAAAGCGCCGATACAGAAAAGGATTATGACTTGGCCGCATTGCACCAAACGCAATATACTTGGAAGGATGAATTCGCCCTTTTAATTATAACGCTACCCTTCATAGCTTCATTCATACCCGGCCTTCAAGATTATATAGCTACAGGTTTCACATATATTGCAAACACGCCTGATTGGTATCAAATGGCTTTTATGGGCGCAATTGCTGCCAGCCTTGGCATTAGATGGGCATTTAAGCTTGGCGGCAAGTAATGAAAATACATGAAGCAATTGAAATCTTGTCTAACACAGAATTAAAAGCTTCTGTGATTTTTGACTTAATCACTAAGACCCGATTAGGCGCACAATTCAGTGAAGCTGACATTATCCAAATTGAAACAAATGACTTGTTTCTTGAGCTTGAACACTTAAACAGTTAGGAAGTAATTTAATGGCCAAAATAAACCCTGAATTTTCAATTGCTAACATCATTACTATTTTTCTGACGATGGTGGTGGCTTTGACAGCTTGGTCAAGTGTTGAGGGACAGGTCCAAATAAACAAAACTAACATCAATGAAGCTAAAATTGTTAGCAAAGAAATAGAACAGAACATAGACACATTAACAATTGATGTTGCATTACTTAAACAAGATGCTGAAGATGCTGCAAGGTCGCGCCAGCAGATACAAAACAATCAATTAGAAATTATCAAACTATTACAGAAGGCATCAATATGAACACACCTGATTTTCAATCATTAAAAGAAAACATCAAAAAAGAATACTTTGTTGAAATATGTGCTTTTTGGATCAATGCTATGGAACTTGCTGGTGAAGATGAAAAAGCCCAAGAATTAAAAGCATTAATGGAATCTTAGTATGTCAACATATGACATCATCAACGGTCTGGAACAGGCATACCGTCACCAAATTGATAAGAAAAAAGTTTGTATCTTTTGGGATACAAATTTAGGCGCATCAGAAGAAGCGCTTATTGATGCTTACATTGCAGCGCATGGTTTGAACTCAGCCCACAAATACGGCCTTGATTTATCAATTGCAGAAAACACAGATCGGGAACTTCTTTGGGGTGCTTGGCTTAGTGATTTGGCTGACTACATTGAAAAGCACCAGATTCAAGCTATTTGTTGTTCCCCTAATTGCCCGCTTACTCAGGAGTTTATAAATTCTGGGAATGATAGTTTAACGGCATTTAGTACATTATTGGCTTCTTCTGTTTCAATAAAGAAAATATTACAGATTGAAAATATACCCTTAGCCACTTTATTAAGCACCAAATTTTTAGACCAAGAAATAAAAAATTTAACCGTCAAAACATTAGATAATACAGAGATAGCATTTTACACACAAAATGGCGGCCTTTTGAGGGATGATTTGCCAGTCAATGCTTATGATTTCAACATTGATGGAATACTTAGTTCGGACTTCAGGAACGCTGGCCTTTCACCTCCGAATCTTTGGTCAACTGAATTCAACGCTGTAAAGGGCTTGTCAGGTATTAAACCAAGAAACCCACACAATGAGGCCGCAATCTTAAAAATTCCAAGCTGGCGCATTGGTTGGAAGGCATCTGGCCAAATGCCATCACCAACACCTGAAGAAATTACAAACATGGTCAACCGGGGCAAAGCGGCTGGCGCTGTAAGCTTTGATGATCATAAGGCACAGTCAAGAATATCAATGACTTTGCGCGATAGGACATCAGAGGGTCACTGCGGAAAAGGTGTTGCACTTGGGAAGGTTCTTGATTCAATAGGTTATACAAATTACAACTATGGCTTTAGAACTACCCACAGCAACACTTTAGCAACGATACCAGCGGTTGATGATTCAAGCCTTGCACACTTCAAAAAACTTGACCCGATATCTGATCAAACAGACCCGCGCTTTGTTGCAACTAATACACCAGTTCTTGATACTGAACCTGATTTAGTCAATACAAATGTTCTGCGATACTATACAGACACCCAAAATTCACCCGGTCATAAGGGGATGCGCTTTGACGCATACAACAACGCCACTTTCCCACTTGAATGCTTCATTCACTTTAGCCTTTTTGGGAACTTTAATTCGAACAACAATTTAGATTTTTACAACTCAGCAAATCCAAACAGCCAGACAATGAAAGTTAAAGATGGTGGTTGTATTGTTGAGCTTACAAGTCATGGTCACAAAATATCGCCAATGGCTTTGCGACACGGCGCATCTGCTGCCCTTTGCAGTTATGTTGAACCTTTAGCAACAAGCGCAATCATGAAAGCTGAAAGATTCATTTTTAGCTTATTGAGGGGCAATAGCTATGCTCTGGCAGCAATGCGCACTCAAGACGACTGGACAGACGAACATGAACTTTGGGGCGATGGATTAGCACAGCCCTACAAAACACAAGCAAATGACATCATTGAAGGTGATAGAAAAATGAAACAAAAATTGACGGCAATAATTAGCGGGAAGACAGCGGTTTCAAGCCCTTTCTTTTTAACCAATGGGAGTGTTGGCAGCGTGTCGGGGACTAGCCTATTTCCGATAAATGCAGGTCAACCAAACAATCAAAACCAATCAAAAGACTTTTTTATTGACCATGGTTATGATTTAACAAATGCAGGAACAAATTATTCTATTGCGGATAATATAGCGCAAACAGCAACCACTGGTACTGGTTCGGGAACATTGTTCAGGGTCGGAACTGTGATTGCTGCAACTGGTACTATTGCAGGTTACATACAAAGCGCAAACTCAAGTCGTCCAACCCTCAACAGAGGTTCAGGTCATGCCCACGGTGATATATTAACAATGACGGGTTCTCTTTCGGGACAATCAGATGCTAGATTGACTGTAAGAAATGATCTTCTTTATTCAATTGATTTTGACACAGATGACTTTTTCGGGGTGACTCCTTGGGGTAGTAAAACAATCAGCTACCAAGGTTTAGCCACAGACAGCTTAGAAGATATAACGGATGGCTTACTGGCAGCTTGCAGGGCTGACGCGGGTATCAATGCTCTTTTTACCTTTGTAAAAATAGAAGGTACAAATGCTTCAAATAATGGGCGTTTTGGAATTAGGGCTTTTTATAATGCGGCTGTCGTAAATGAAGAAACGCAAGTTGTGACGCCCGTTAATGATACTACGGGGTTATTACAACAAGAGTATATAGACCCGGCTAATGATTACGGGGATGCAGTATATGCCGCAGGTGTTCCCTATGTTAATTTACCAGAAGTCAGTTCAAGGCCTACTTCTTTTGAGTATCGAAATGACAATGATGAAATACAATTTCAATTCGGTGTTTTAAATGTTATGAATGCTGATGCAGCAGCCATAGGTTTAAGTTTTGCAGAAGCATCAAGAACCATTTTTGTAATCTTTGCAAAAGATGGCGCAGATTCTGCCAGACTTACTGAATTGGCAGGCAAGCAGCCTGAAGTTACAAAGATGACTTTTAAAAACTTACAAAGAGCTGACTTAAATGACATTGTTGTCAATGGCACAGACTTGAAGCCATGGGTCAACGTCTCTTCAGTTTACAACTACAGTTATCTAAACGGCAACACTGGAGCTGAAAACAGAACCCTTGATTTTGAAGTTGGCAATATTTATGAAGTCACTATTGAAATGACAGCCAAAAACCTTGGGCTTACAACCTCTAAACGCTTAGTAAAACGCGGTTATATGTAAACAATGCCACAGTCCCCACCAAGGGCTTGTAAACGGTGCGGTGTTGCAGGATGCACCAAGCACAAGCCCACAAAGGTGTGGCACAGTAGCACCAAGGAAACCCGTAAACAATACGGATCGGCGCAATGGAAGCGCACAAGGTCAGCGGTTCTGGCAAGGGATAACCACCTTTGTCAGGTTTGCATCAGCCGGGGCATTCTAAGCCCTGCAAAAATAGTCGATCACATCACCCCACAGCATTTGCAGCGGTTCAACTTCTTTGACCTGAACAACCTGCAAGCCATATGCAAGCCCTGCCATGATATCAAAACTGCTGAAGAAGCAAAACAAGCAAGAAGCGCAAAAGCACTACCTGATTTTGTAGTTTAAAGATATAGATTTCTTTTTTAGTTGGTTTATACTTTGCCCAAATCAACTAGGAAATCAAAAATGTGGATACTTCCAAAGAATTACCAACACTCATCAGCTTTTGCACAGGATATGGTGGAATCGAAAGAGGACTTGACCTTGCTGGAGTCAAGCATAGAGTCGTCGCTTATGTGGAAATCGAAGCCTTCGCTATTGCGAATTTGGTTGCAAAGATGGAAGCGGGTAAACTTCATCCCGCCCCTATTTGGACGGATCTTAAAACCTTCCCAGCACACCTCTTTCGAGACAAAACTACAATCATCACTGGCGGATATCCATGCCAACCATTTTCAGCAGCAGGGAAACGACAAGGGGCAGATGATCCCAGACACTTGTGGCCCTACATCAGACAACACATTCGAACCATCAGACCAGAACGAACTTTTTTCGAGAATGTCGAAGGGCACATATCGCTTGGATTGTCTACAGTCATCAGCGACATGGAAGAAGATGATTTTAGAACAGCGTACGGATTATTTAGCGCGGAAGAAGTTGGCGCACCCCACCGAAGAAAGCGAGTGTTCATCATGGCCAACACCAACAGCGAGAGACTACAAAGGCCCGAGGGGCTTAGAGGCCCAGAAGCGCAAAGGGAACCCATCAGACACACTGCCCAACATTATGCAAAATCTGCATACAGGTGGCCAGCAAGACCCAATGAACCACAACAGTCATGGGAACCCAGCAGAGTTAAACCCAGAGTGGGTCGAGTATCTGATGGGTATTCCAGCAGGGTGGACAGATTGCGATTATTGGGAAACGGAGTAGTCCCACAAACAGCGGCATTGGCTTGGGAGTTATTAGCAAAAAGGTTTGACAATGAATAAAAGAAAGATTTTAACAATATCAGAGAAATTAAAAGACAGATATCAAAAGCTATATCTTGAGTCTCAACAGAATTTTATGACCTTACAAGGGTTTATAGATTGGTATGGCATACCAAAGCCCACAGGACGCCGCATATTAAGCATAGGCGCAGCGGTTCACAAAGAGAGAACAGGGAAAGATGTTGACGCCATCGATAAAATTTATTTGTCCTAAACCCTTGACTTAAATTGATAGGGGTATATAATGACCCCATCAACTCAACAATCAAGGATAAATAAAATGAATAACTATATGCAAATTGCAAAAACTATATACAGCCAAATCAAAGCAGGTAATACAGATGAAAACACTTCAGGCTTAACTTGTATGATGTGCTGGGGCTTAACTAAGGCAGCCGCCATCAATGAAGTTGAACACGACAACCATTTTGGCGGTTTGCAGTTCAAAGTTACTGGCGCATTGTTTAGAGGTCAAGTGCGCGTCATGTTAAATGCTAATGATACATATACGATCTTTACTACAAGCCCTCGCGGTAAAGTTTGGTCAAAATTAACAGACAGCATATACGCCGATCAATTAACGGCGATCCTTGATAACCACATCGAACGAAAAATCTTATAATTCAACAGGGGCGAAAGCCCCACAACCCCAACACAGGAAGCAACCCAATGAAATCAACTTATCAAGGTCTCGAAGATTTAACAATCCCCAACGATTGGCAAGATATCACTTATTCAAATGATGCTTGCCCATCTTACTTAACAGGCAAGTTTCAAATCTTTTGTGAACATAGGCTTAAAGAACAAAGAGAATGCCCATCATGGAAACGGTTTCAAGCCATACAAGTCAATGATGATCTTGAACGAATTGATAATGGCATAAGCTTTGAAGCTGAAACAATGGAAGAACTTCTTTCATTATTGAGCAATCTATTAATCATTGAAAGCATAAAGGATGAGGCCGCATAATGAAAATGTATTCAAGGGATGAAGATCAATGGCGCGTAGTT